TTAGCGACCGAACGAGTAGATGTTCCAGTAGCAGTAGGAGTTCCCGTAGGTAAGGCCCGACTCCGAGTAGTTGTTCCTGTGCTTGTTGGTGTTGGTAAAGCTCTTGAACGTGTAGATGTTCCTGTAGCAGTTGCAGTTCCACTTACCGAAGCAGCGGCTCTTGAGCGTGTAGAAGTTCCAGAATACGTTCCTGTTCCAGTAGTAGTTCCAGTATGAGTAAGAGTACCAGTGCCGGTAGATGTTGCGGTCGGTAAAGCACGACTCCGCGTAGCTGTCCCAGTTCCTGTGGATGTTGGTGTTGGTAATGCCCTTGAACGTGTAGCTGTTCCTGTGCTTGTTCCTGTAGATGTTGGTGTTGGTAATGCCCTTGAACGTGTAGCTGTTCCTGTGCTTGTTCCTGTAGATGTTGGTGTAGGTAAAGCATGACTCCGCGTAGATGTTCCTGTGCTTGTTGAACTTGCAGATGCAGGAGCTCTTGATCTTGTAGCAGTTCCTGTTCCAGTACTTGTTAGTGTTGGTAAAACACGAGTCCGTGTAGCTGTTATAGTGTCAGTAGGCGAAGCAGAAGTTCCGCGAGAACGGGTTATCGTCCCCGTACTCGTAGAAGTCAGTGTTTGCGAGTTTCCTAAACTCAATAAATAAACCAAAATGACGAACAATCTCATTTTCTTTAAGTAAGGAAATTCCGTTTAATTGGTATTATGTAGGTAATGAAAATAGATAATTTGAAAACGTAATAATACCACTAGGCCCTGATGCAGTAACAGTTATACTGTATATATTACCTGTAGAAAGCGGTGTTCCTGTAAATGCAGATTTACCAATAGGTAGCATTTCTTATTATGGGGTATTAAAAACTTCGAAATGAACCTGTAAACTTACAACAATGTTGGCTTGAGTTAAAGGATCATAATTAGTAAATGGCGTTTTAAGAATTAAATATAAATAATAAGTTGTGCCACTAAGTAAAGATCCTACATTTATAACTTGTGAAGTTGTGAAATCTTGTGAATATACTTGCATAAATGGACTATCTTGATATATCTGTATATTGTAAGAAGTTACAGGAAGAACATTATCTCCAGAAGGTAATGTTACGAGATTAATACTGATATTATTTGAATCAATAACCGTTACAAATTGATCTGGGAAAGGATTGTCAATATTACTTACTACAGATCTAGATGGACCAACAATAGTTTGTAGATCACCATATGAATCTACACCTTCACAATGCACAGAATAAACTGTTCCTTTTACTGGAGTGAAAAAAACCGTTGATGTATTAAAATAAATAAGGTTATTTTTATAATCAAATCTTTGAAAATTACCAATGTTAGATGTTATAGATTGACTGCCATTATAAAAGATGTAAGTGTTGTAAGTAGCTGCTGGATAATTTGGATTAGGATGACCACCTATAGTATAAACAGAAAACGCGAAACCAGAACCAAATGTATAAAAATCTTGAATTTCTAGTTGTGGAGGTGCTGGAGGGGAATAAGGTTTAGGAATAGTTAATATAAAAGGATTAGACGACTCAGCGCTATCTAAAAATGTTTTTGTTGTATCTTTAGCAGTTATATATGCATTGTAAGTTCCAAACGGGAGAGATTGTGTATTAATAGGACTTGTAGGTCCATAAAACCCGTAAGAATCACATCTAATGAAATACAAATTTGCATATGAAACAGTGTTAAAAGAAATATCGTATCCTATATTTTTCCCAATAACATAACTAGTTATTGAAGGTATATCTAGAGTGGTTGTGAAACTAGAAGTAGGGCCGTAAATTTGTATAGTATCGGAAGCTACTATATAAGGATTATATGTACTTGCAGGACTTAATGATAGAACTGAAACAGGACTAGATGTAATAGTTTCATTAGTGACAGATTTTATATTTATGTTATTTATTTCAATGTATCCTGTAGAATAAGTTACCATTGGTATATCGATAAGCCAATCTGTATAGTTTGTATGTGTAACGTTCATATCAAACACAATATTGTCGTCTACTTTCCAATATATGTGAGTAGAAATTACATAAATGACAAAATTACTATTATAAGATCCAGCTGCTCTAAAAGTAGTCCCGTTATCTGTACTGTATTCAGGTATACCATAAGAGTTTAGTCTTATTTGGAAATAATAAGTGTCTCCATAAGTTATTAGACCAACATTTACATAATTACCGGTGTATAAACTTGTTAAATGAGCTACATTGAACGAAAAATATACATCATTATTAATTGTTGAAAATGATTCTTTTGACTGAACATAATCTGAAGACCCTTGTAAAATAACATCAGATGATGAAACTATAGTTGGGTTACCAACAAGTTTACGTAATATAAAACTAACCGAAGGGTTCGTCAAAAATAAAGTGTATGAACTTACATTTGGAAGAGTGTTAAAGTAAATAAGACCACTGTTGTTTGTGGGAGTTATATTTAAAATATAAGGAGAATAAGTTGGATATGTTCCAAAATTATAAGAAACTGTTGCACTATCTGGATAAGTATTTGTAGTATCTTGTGCCGTAAGTTCAACGTTATAAAGCGTTCCTGAAACTAAATTTGAAATAGTTACTGGACTGCTTGTTGCATAAATAACAGTGTTTTTGTACTTTAATTTATATCGATTTGCATCTTGGATAGTATTAAAATAAATAATTAAACTTGTTGAATCAGGGTAACATTTGGTATATGAAGGAGTAGATAATCCACTTTTTAATGAAGTAATATTTCCTTGAGCGTTTCCTTGTCCATCTGAAGTATTTACTTGAAAACTATATGAAGTAGCATATGCTAAAGCAATATTTGTAAATACATTTGTAGACGATGTATATGAATGCGTAGTTGTATCTGGATATGTAACAATTAATGTATAAGACACAATATTTGGTGAACTTGTAACATAAATATCAAAAAGTCCTCCTTGTTTTGAAATTATCTTATTAACAACTGAAAGAAATAACGAAGTATTTACATTAACAGCGTTTTCATCACTGTCACCATATATGTTCGAAGTATCGTGTGCTACAATTCCTATACTATAAAGAGTATTTTGAGTTAATCCCGTTATTGTAACTGGACTTGTATTTGTAGATGTAAACAGATTAGTATTTAATAAAATATTGTAAATACTAGCATGAGAAACTGTTGTAAAAGATACAACTGCAGATGTATCAGTAAATGAAACTAACGAAATAGAAGGAGATGCTAAATTTGTAGCAATATTGAAAGGGTCACTAATACTTGCATTAAAAGAAGTATCGTTCGCTTTTCCTGAAGTAAATAAACAAGAGTATATTGTACTAATAGATAGCCCTGTAACTGCTATTGGATTTCCTCCAGTAAACGAAAAACTATGATCGGTTGCAATAACTCCGTAAATGTATCCAGGAGTAGATGGAGTAAAATACACATCAATACTGTCATTATGACTGACGTAGTTAGTCACTTGTGACTGTAAATAAGCAGTCTTAAAAGAACTTGTGCCGCTTTTCATATCGAGATAAATATTCCTTGAATCATGGAATGTTAAGTAGGCATGTTGAGATGTAGCTGCAGGAATACCTGTTAAATCAATTGTAATATTTCCACCATACGATTTACTTGTTGTTACTCCGTATTCTACAGATGTGGCAATAAGGGTATCGTGTTGAATATTTAAATAAGACTGACTATCGAGAGTCATCACAGTTGGTGTTAAGTATACATGTGTGTCTTTTGCATTAACTGCAGTAATGCTAAAAGTACTTGTATATAATATGATTTTGAATTGATATATTTGACTAGAAGGATATGTTGATGTAGTATCAACAGCTTGGATGGTAAATATATAAATTGGATGTATAGTGTTAAGCCCAGATGATATTGTAAGGGGAGACGTATTTGTATTAACTACAGTAATAGGAGGTGGATCAGGATAGTAGAACGCAATTAAATCTTCTCTCACGTATGTGATTCTATAACTTACATTTTGGGTGTTCAATGTTTGAAAATAAATAGATACATTTGTACCAGAAGAAGATGTTTGGTAATTTGTTGGAAGCGGTGTATCTAAATTAGTATTAAAACTGTATGGAGAACCTGTAGAACTATGATATCTTCCACCTGGAATAGCGTTGGCTGTGACGACAGCAGAGTAGGAAGATGCCGGCGATAATCCAGTTATTACAATAGGAGACACGTTACTATTTACAGTTAACCCATTAACAGTTAATGTATAATTTGCAGCACCTACTGAAGATACTATAAATGATACTGTAGCAGTTGTAGATGTAGTAGTAACGTTAGTTATTGTTGGAGAAGTTAAAACTATAGGAGCAGGTAAAACGTTAAAAGGTTGCGGTGGTCCTCTAACTAGTCCACGACTTTTGTATACCTGCGGAATGTTATTCAGAGCCGGCATTCTCTTTGTAGTATTCAGCATATGAAGTTATAGGAGCAGTAGCCGAAGCAGTAGTTTCTTCTGCAGTTTGCCCAACAACTGGAGACACATATTTATTGAATAATTTATTACCGATAATTCTGGAAGCTTGATCTTCTGTCAGTTCTCCTGTTTCAACTTGACGACGTAATTTAAGCATTTCAAAGAACGTTCCGTCCAATTTTCCTTCAATGTGCATTTCAAAGATGGTAGGAAACTGGTTATACAAAACCTGGTTTTCAGCAACAACTTTTTCGCGAAAAGAAGAAGAATTTGTTACACGCAACCCTTTGTGTTTACGCATACTGTAATCCATATCTCTTACCAAAGCTTGAATTTGTATAGAATTCAATGAGGCCATTTTATTCTTATTTCTGCGTCATATATTAATATGGAATTTAAAACGGACCCTGTTACGGGGAAAATGACAGCAGCAAACGTTCCCAAAGCCGCACCTCCACCAATCCAAAAGATATCCGGAAGTATAGCTCAAGCAGCTGCACAAAAAACTACCACAGACGCGGCAAACGCAGCCGCTATCCATAAAGCCTTGGGAGCCGGACAAAAAGGAGCAGGGAGACGTAGAAAGTATATAGGCGGAGCAGAACAAAACGTAACACCTCCTCCCTTACCTACTGCTAATTCTATTGCCGGAGCAAACTCTGCCGACGTTCTTAAAAAGTTGGTAGATGCACATACTCAAATTAAGGCATCGTCTGCGTATGATTCACTGGCTAAGGCTCAACCAGTCAAAGTAGGTGGATTTCGTTTGGTTGGAGCAGAAGATTTATACCCAGGAAGCGGTACAGAACCAGATACAAAAGGTAGACGTAAGACAAAGAAAAAACATGGACGCCGTATCAAAAGGACTCATCGCAGGAAGCGCAGCAAGTCTCGTCATTTACGTCGCAGGAGCCGTCGCGCTGTTTAGTGGAAACTGGGAATCCATGAGCTCTCCTTATATTTTATACATTTGGCTTACGATACTTACTGGACTAGCAATTGGACAGGCTGTATTGTCGGTGTTCGTAATACTTGAGCTTGTGGAAGCGCCAAAGCAAACAAATGCAGTAGTTGTGTGATGAATTCAGGGGTTTCTTCTTGCTCGGTAATCCCAGTCAATATGATTTTTCCAGTTCTGAATACTTTAGCAGTCCAATTTTTAGGACCGATGCGAATTTTGACGCCAGGATACACATCGGGATCGTATGCACATGTAATATTTACGTCTCCTAAGTTGCGAATATTATTATAAAGAGATTCTCGTGGAACTGTTTGGTTCGAGGAAAGTTTGGTAGTGTAATTCATAAGCACAACACGTTTGCGTAAGATTTCATACATTTCAGGACAATCAATAATTGAATGACGACACCTGGTCCAAAGAACGTTCAACAAAATATCAATTGATCTAGTTGCATAAGATTCATGAAGAATACCTGTTAAATGAAACACTCCGTTCTGGAATATCTTAATCGTGATTTCTTTTTCAGGAAGTGTTCCATCACCATTATTTAGAATAACGATGGTGATAGAATTATGACAAAATCCTGTTGTGCTTGTAGGAGGAGCATCTTTCTTGACTCGTCGTTTAATTTTGTCTCTTTTGCTTTCACCTCGTTTTGCTACGCCTCGCTTTTCTACTTTGATGATAGAGTTTTCAAGAGGTAAATCGGACATTATAACATCAGTGTTAAATTTCAGGTTGGTGTTGTAAAGTACAACCATCGTTGATAGTATTGGGGGATCCATACTGATTTAAAGGGCATTTTGTGTAAACTATTTCAGTTCCGTTTTTCCAGGAGAACGGTATGCTGTCTACGTATTTGCACACAACTGCAACGGGAAACTTGCGGAACAGTTTTCTTAATTGAACCTGATGTGGCCCTTCAAGCATCCATCCGGGTTCCAAATAACCCAGAAACACACAACAATCTGAATGATGGTCCACAACCGCCAACCCTTCTTCTGCTAATTTTGAAGCAGGAACAGTGGATAAATCTAAAAAGGTTGACTTGCCATACGTTTCTTTGAAAAAAAACTTGAACGTATGGAAATCTTGGATATCGGTGCAGACATACAACATTACTTAACTAACTTCCAGAATCCTTAAATTAAAAAGCTCCAGGACGTTGAGGATCGTTAATCTTCAAATGAGCAGGTGCGCCAGCAGGAATTTGGTATTTACCAGGAACAGGTTTAGCTGAAGTTGTTCTGACGTTGGTGTCATTCTTAAAAATTTGATAGTTTTGTGGACGAGCAAGTGCAGCACCAGCCTTGTATTGTGGATTGCCTCCGAGAGCACCAAGGTCCTTTCCAGGTGCCAAGTCTCCCTTGAGAGCATATTGACCACCTCCTTGCGATGGTCTTGGACTGTACATGATATGAGGATTTTCTGCAACGAATCCGTGATTTGCAGCACGTGAAGTGCATAATCCTGGATCTCCTTGGTTACGAATAGTGTTGTCTACAAAGAGATTAGGTCCCAAAGTATTAGGATCATGTTGTTCTCCGACACAAGAAACCTTTTGTCCTTGTGTTTNNCGNANAAAGTCTGAAGNNGATTGAGGAGGAGCGGCAGGATTTGTAATAGCGTTACATTGAGCTGTTCCCATAAATGTAGGGTTCACAATAATACCGCGTTGGTAAGCTGCATCAGTTCTAATTGCTTGAGAACCTAGATAAGCAGTGAACGCAGAAGCAGGACCCGGTCTTCCAGTGTTCTTCAAGTTTGAGGTTGTTGGGTGGTTTAAACCTCCGTAGGACATATCGCTGGACTGGAGTGTAGTTCCGTAAGCCTGGCCATTAGTAGGAAAATCCTGGGACGCAATCATTCTCACCTTTTGAGTGAACATGGAAGCATCTGTAGGTTTTTTGGTGTTCAAAATAGTTGGCTCCGATGCTAATTTACTACGGAGATAGACCGAATAGGACATTTGTCTTTATAAACCATTTTATTATAACAAATCAACATGTGTCAGTATTTTTGTGCGACAACACATTTTCTTTATCTTTAGTTCATCTAAAGCCTTACCTTCTGCTGTTTTTGTGGTTGTTGGAGTCAAGTATTCCATTTCAGTCACACCGCGCCCTTCCTCACTTCTGTATTTCTTTACCAATTCGAGGTAAAGGATATAACGTGAAGAAATCCAAGGATTATTGCAGGTCCAACAACAAATTGGGATAATCATCTTTGTTATTCATTGTCTCAGAATCTCTATATTCGTTTTTATCATAGAAGAATAAGGATGTGGAGTGATTCTACGACGGCATTAATTACCGTGGGCATATTGCTCGCGGTGATAGCAATAAACCATTTTTCGTTTGTTTTGTTAGAAGCTTTATTGGCCCTGACTCGTCCGGGAGCTACAGTTTTGCTTCTCTCGGCCGTGGGTTACTTGATGTACAAAAACTATATCTACACCGGTCTCGCTTTGGCGGTCATGGCAGTATACTTATTGAAGGATTTATGGTCTAAGTATCCTCAATCGGACGCTCGCCGTTTATACAATGAACAAGCGCTTGACCAACGTCGGTTTGATCCTCGTTACAGTGTAGACTTGCAATGGGGTAACAAATCAGTTACACATGACAAACCATCTTTGTATTTTCAAACCGGTCAACCTAAGTTATTAGTATTTCCACCAAGCGCAGAAGTCTTACACGAAATGTGTGGATAATCACCAACGAATTTTTAGTTCAGAAACGCTCCAAAATTCAGATTTAGGCTTTTGACCTTCAATCGGAGGCAAACGTCTATGTATAATGAAAGGCAGAACGCCGTCTTCAACTTCTCGTTCGGCTACGTTGAACACAAATGCAGGATCTGATGTAAGAATTCCGTCTAACGGGATCAACGGGCGAGCTCCGTCTGCTATTTGTTGAGCACGTGTTCCGATCAAGCAAGTATATTCATATTTAGTGAAATACGGTTCAGTGACACGGTCTTCTTTCAAAGAATCTACAACTGTTTGTCGTTCGACAGCTAAGACTTCAGGATGGATAATGCGGGATTGAAAACGTAGTTCTTCCATTGTTGTTGATTAAGTCTATTTTATTTAGATACTTTACGTTTTTGAGTAACGAATTTCGGTTTTTTACCTAGACATGAAAAACGCTTGATTGTGCGTCCACGGTTATGAAGCATGGATTTGACACAAATAGCGATAGCTGCGGATTCAGTGTTTTTGCCCTTCAGTTTCTTCTGGACGGCTTTGATGCACTGACAGAACTTACGACCTCGAGTGACCATTATTATGTAGCGCGAGAAGCTTGTTGCCACATGATGCCACAGTTAATACACTGGTACGCCCAAACTAAATTTTTTACGTCTAGTTTCATACCTCGCACGTCCCATAGTGCCCCTGCTTTAGAGGGACACTCGGAATTTGAACAGGCAATATTTGTGAATCTGGGGAGAGCTGCATCAAACTTGATGTAAGGATTCAAGCTCAGTTTAGTGACTTTGTCTTCTCTTAAGTTGTGTTCATACACAGGTTTGCCTTTATCTATAGTCTTAGCTTCTCCGCATTCTTCGCAAATAATAACAGCTGTTTTTTCACCATCCACGACCCGTTCCTCGAACGTTGTCAATAAACGCTTGCACACCGAACAGAATTTATCCATCTTTACCTTACTTTTACACGGATTCTATAAATTCATTTTTAATCACTGTTCGTTTAAAACGGATCGTTCGCCAAAAAGTTATCTTGCCTCAACACACGCAATGACAGAAGCATTAACATTACGTAAATTTCTAGAAGACCATAAATCTGACGGAACATGGACACATACATCCCTCGCAGGAGGTAAATACTTCATTGGAGAAGATGAAATGGATACATTCTACACACTTTACACTGAAAGCATGGCTGACGATGAAAAACAGTATTTAGTAGAAAAAACCACAGACGTTGGCCCGCTTCGTATAGATTTTGATTTCATTTACGACCGAGATAAATGCGAACATAAACATCTTCATACGAGGGAACAGGTCTGCAATTTCGCAAAAGCATATATGGCTGAAATCAAGAAGTATGTAGAAGTTCCAGAAAACGTTAAGTTGTATATCATGGAAAAACGAAAACCTACTTTGGACGTCAAAAAGAACAAACTGAAATCAGGTATCCATATTGTGGTTCCCGATGTATGCACTCGTAAGTTCGTAGAACAACGTGTAAGACGAGCATTGTTGAACACCATGGACGAATACTTCAGCGGTCTTCCTTTGCATGAACCATGGTCTAAAGTCTACGACGAAGCTGTAGTGAACCGCAGCGTGCCATGGACACTGTACGGATCTCGTAAAACCGATCCTAATTCGTTGGCTTACAAAGTTGCATATATCGTTAACTACGACTCAAACGGAAATACGACAATCAACGATGATCGTTTGAAAGAAACATCAAGTCTTATGCGTCTTCTTTCTTTACGACGCGACGATTCATGTGAAACTAAACTTACGGAAGAAGGTCAGAAGATTTATGACACGCTGGACAAAAACAAGGAAGTTCGTATTTCTGGAGGAACAGCAGTTACTCCGGGAAGAGGAAGACCTGCACAGCGAGGAGACAAGGGAAGTTCTCGTGGATCTTCACCAACTAATCGTCCTGTTCTTCAACCTTTGGATCCTGATCGCGAACAATACTTGAAAAATCATACGATGAACTTGAAAGAGTCGCGATTCACTGATTACAACGAATGGGTCCAAGTCGCGATTTGTTTGAAGAACATCCATCCGGATTTATTGGACGTGTTTCTTGAATTCAGTCAGCAAATTGGACCAAAGTATGATGAAGACGACTGTATCAATAAATGGAACTCTTTGAGTTTTCGTAATGACGGAGATCGTTTAGGTGAAGGAACGTTACGGTTCTGGTCTCGAGAAGATAATCGCGAAGGATACGATTTAGTAGAAGAAGGAAACGTAGACAGACTCGTGTTATCTGCTTGTTCTGGAACTGAACATGATGTAGCTGCAGTTATTTATGCTATGTTTCGTGATCAGTATAAATGCGTGGATTTCGGCAAGAATATCTGGTTTCGTTGGTGCGGACATGTTTGGAGAGAAACCGATAAGGGTGTAGATTTACAACTCAAGTTATCACGACAAATCGCTAAAGAGTTCCGTAAACGTCACTTGAACGTCGCGAACCAAATGAGCGAACGAAACTTGACTGATTGCGCAAGTCCGGAAGGAAAGAAAGATTGCGGGGCTTGTGAATACTGTCAGCTTGAGAAGCAAAGTAATGACTACAACGGAATTTACATGAAACTGAAGACGGTGAAGTTCAAGGACAATGTTATGAAAGAGTGTCGCGAGTTCTTCTTTGACGAAGAGTTCACGAAGAAGGTGGACGCAAACAAGGAACTGATTGCATTCAACAACGGAGTTCTTGATTTGACGACATTTGAGTTTCGCGAAGGCAAGCCTGAAGATTACATTTCGTTCTCTACTGGAATAGATTACGATCCTGAAAAGAAGTATTACGATTACGATACTTGGCCTGCATTGAACAGTTTCATTTGCAGCGTTATTCGTGACCCGGTAGTTCGCGATTACTTCTTGAAACATTTGGCAACGAATTTGATGGGTGGAAACACCGCACAAAAGTTCCATATTCTTACAGGTTCTGGTTCTAACGGTAAATCTATGATCCTCAACTTGACGGCTACAGCTCTTGGAGATTACGCATGTACTGTTCCCATCTCGTTGTTTACTCAAAAACGTAAGGGATCGGGAAACGCAGCTCCGGAAGTTATCCGATTGAAAGGAAGACGATTCGTGACTATGCAGGAACCAGACGAATCTATCGCATTGAACACTGGATTGATGAAAGAAATCACTTCGGGTGAAAAGATGTATGCGCGAGACTTGTTCAAGTCAGGCACAGAATTTGAAGTCCAAGCGAAGTTTCATTTGGCATGTAACGACAAGCCGGCGATCAATACTACGGATGGCGGCACATGGAGACGATTGGTAGTTATTGAATTCACATCAAAGTTTGTTCCAAATCCAAAGGCAGATTACGAATTACCAATTGACGAAAGTATTCAGTTTGCGGTTGTATCCAAAGAATGGGCAACACCGTTCTTGAACTATTTGGTACATATTTTGAGCGAAGGAAAAGGATTACGTAAACTTCCTGCTCCAGACAAGGTTATGCAGTATACCACGGAATACCGTAACGATAATGACGGAATTGCGAGATTTATTACTGAAAAATTAGTTTCAACGGCCGGAGAAGAGGAAATTGAACCTATTGATCGAGCTACACTGAAATCAGCGTTTGCAAGATGGAAGGTAGAGAACGACTTGAGAACGTTGAAAGTTCAGGATATGGAAAAGAGAGTGGAAGTTGCGTTTGGAAAGTATACAAGAGGAGGCTGGACGACATTCAAAATTGACGGTTAATGTTTTCGGTGGGAACGACGTTTAGTGCGTCGTCCACCTCTTTTACGAATCTGCATAGGTCCAAAACCAATTCTTCCATCATTAGGTCCACTTAAAGGAATGTAAGTATAACCACCACGACGAGTACGACGTCCACCTTTGGAAGTTCCAGGTCTGCGTATTTGCATAGGTGCAAATCCGTATGCATTTTCACCACCTCCACGACGTGTTTTTTTATGAGTTCGGCGACGTTTAATACGACGACCTCCAGTGGCAGTATAACCTGGAGTTTCAGGAGCAGTTCCTAATGTAGCAGGAGCTTTGGCTGTTGCTATAGCTGGAAGAGAAGATTGAGCAGCGTCGTTTGTTCCGCTTAAGGTGTTTTTTACCTTTTCAACACCGGATTTGACACCGTCGGCTATATTGTTCAATAAGTCCATTCTTTATTAAACGCAAAGAATTTAACGACGTCCTCCGGAAATTGGAGAGTATGCGCGGATGTATGGGAGAGTCATGTAAACAACAAAGATGGCGATAGCTAATTGAAGTGTTGCACCAATTGCGTCACCAATATCGAGCTTGACAGGACCGACTTGGATAACGATCTTGTCTAAACTTTGTTGGACACCCGGGATGGCTCCTGCAAGGATGGGGGCGACCAAGTCACGTGTGATTGCGCTGAAGAATTGGGTCAAAGCTCCACCCAAGAAAATAGCAACTGCAAAAGTCATAACAGTCATATCGGAGGCCATTTTTAGTTTTATCGCAGAAATCTTTTTCTGCCTATGGATAGTGAGGATGGGTATAGATACTCGTTTTTGGGGGCCAAGTGCATGGCAATTATTCCATTTAATTGCGTTCAAATCACGTAACCCTCAAGCAATTTTGCTTGAAATGAAAGAGATGTTGCCATGTAAATTTTGCCGCGCATCAACGAAAGAGTTCGTGTATGATCACCCCCTGAAGGGAGATGCAGGAAAATGGCTTTACGAAATTCACAACATGGTGAACCATAAGTTGAGGACACAGTGTGCGGAAAATCCAGAAGTTGTGAACCCTGGACCTGATCCAAAATTTGAAGACGTCAAGAAATTATATGCTTCCTTGAAACCAACAGCGGTTCCGGGACGTGATTTTCTGTTTTCTATTGCGTCTAATTACCCCGACAAACCTGAAGAGGAAGATATGTCCAGACACCGTCAGTTCATGGAAAAGTTATCAGAAGTGTACCCTTTTGAAAATTTACGTAAGGTTTTCAAATCTTATATGGAAAAAAATACTCCTATTCCGTTACAGAACCGCAGAGTGTACATGAAATGGATGTACGGATTACTTAAGATGTTGTCCCGGGAATCAAGAAGTCAATTGCCTACGTATAGAAGTTACATTGCAAGAGTTCAATATTACACTTCAGGATGTGATAAGAAGACATACCGAGGTATTACGTGTAGAACAATGAAAAACGGAGTCCGAACTAAAGTCAGAGACAGCCGAAAGACGCAAAGAGTTTCCCATTCGCCTCTTCTCTATTAACTTTTCTATATGACGAACATGTTTCTGCGAGAACTCTCTTCGTCCCTTTTCTTTAGCCGACTTATGTTGTTGCTTACGTGTCTGCGGAGGATCCATTTCAATCTTGTGTTCAAAATAGTTACATAAAAACATTCCGTTTTATAAAATGGAACTTTGGTACTCGGTGGTTATAGGCACAGTGATCTTTACCTATATCCAACTTTTCAACTACAATGCAAAACAGTATTTAGACTTAAAAGATAAACATTATAATTAATAAAATGTTTCCGTGGCAAAAGAAATTTGATAATAAAAAATTAATAACATTTGCACGTCCTCCTCCTGAACTCAAAGATTTTATAGGTAGATACTACGGCAAAAATCCGGATATATATTGGAAACCGTTTATTCCAAAAACAGATGGCCCAATAAATTATTTGGAAATTGGAGTAGCAGATGGAGGGAATGCTATTGAAATAGAAAAATCATTTGCAAAACACCCAGATTCTAGATTATATTGTGTAGACCCATGGCAAGATTATGATGAGTATGATGAATACAAAGGGTATCAACAAACAGCTTGGAATACTTTCAACAGAAACATTAATATTCTTTCAAATCCAAGTAAATTTATTGTTAAACGGGGATTTTCTGACGATATTGTTCCAACTTTTCCAGATAATTTCTTTGATATAGTATTTGTAGACGGAAATCATGAAACAGAGTATGTGTATCGCGATGGTTTGATGGCTCTACAAAAAACGAAATCAGGAGGATATATTGTTTTTGACGATTATTGTTACCAATGGAATCAAACCATGGCAGGAATAGACAAACTTATACAAGAAAAAGAGAACGAAATAAAAGTTTTACATACTGGTGAACAAACTTTTTTTCAATTAATAATCCAAAAACTTTAGAGTTTGAATCGTTTCTTGAAATCTGCAATGCTAGCTTTCAAGGTAGGTTTGTTCCACAGAATCCATTTGGATAAAGCGCCTGGAGTGTCTGGTTTGTTCCAGTGTTCTCCCATTCCTGAATGACGGTTCAGGTAACGTTGTTTTCGAGTAACATTCTTGTGTTTGGTGAAATCAGAATACCCTTTTTGACCAAAAGGAACAACTTTTTCTCGTCCGTTGTCTTGGACGAACACCGCATCAAACTTCTTTTCCTTGCGATGAGAACGACGAATGGTTTTTAACTTCATTATTCTTTCGTTTGAAAATTCAAATGGATGAATGGTACAAAGCTGTTCGAACGTTACGTGACGAAAGCGATAATGGGCTTTTAGTAAAGAACTTTTGTCACGATATATTTTACCAATTGAAACACTTGAAAGTCAAAGACAAGAAGAAGTTTTTGCAACGTCTCGGACCCGAGTTTGAAGGATGGACGATGTCGCTGGAAGAAAAGTATCCTAAAGATCTGGTCCGTGAAATCTTGAACGATGACGAATTTTGGAAACTAACGGTAAAAACGGCCCGTGCTTAAAAATGGAACAATATAAAGACAATACTTGTTAACTATAAGAATGGGAGACGTCATCATAGGTGTTCAATTCGGCATAGCCAACCCAGAGGAAATTGCAAAAAGAAGTGTAGTTCAAGTCACTACCGATAAAACGTATCAAGCTGAGAAGCCTGTGCCCAACGGTGTATTTGATGCAAGATTCGGAGTCATTGAAAACGGTAAAGTATGTCCAACATGTAAGCAAACCAATATTCTGTGTCCCGGTCACTTTGGTCACATTCAACTTTCCAGACCTGTATATTTATACCAATTCATTGATCCATTAATTAAAGTTCTTCAATTAGTATGCCACAGCTGTTCTATTCCTTACTTGCCAGAAACTGAATTAGAAGCGATAGCTGAACGAGTAAGTGGTCTCACGAGATTCAATGAAGTGTATAAACTTACAGCCGATCACACGAAGAAAGAATTGAAGGCTTCAGGATGCGCACACTGTGGAACTCCTGCAATTTACAAGGTGATGCGAGAAGAAGGAACTGTATTGAAACTCCAAGCAAAGACGTTTGACGAAGAAGCAGAGCCTGTTCCTCTTCAACCTGAAATGGTATTGCGAACTTTACAGCGTATCACGGATAAACATGTAGAACTCATTGGCTTGAATCCTAAATTCAGTCGTCCAGACTGGATGGTGTGCACTGTATTGGCTGTTCCTCCATTGACCGTCCGTCCTTCGGTTATCATGGACGACAACCAGCGCATGGAAGATGATTTGACGCATATCTTNATTGATATTGTCCGAAACAANCAGCGATTACAAGCAAGTATTGACAAGGGTGACGGAGCAGATACCATCGATAAACATACGCAATTGCTTCAGTACTATGTNGCTACGTATGTAGACAACGATATCAAGGGTATCACACCTGCTGCCCAAAGATCAGGACGACCTTTGAGAACATTGAAGTCGCGATTAGGTGGAAAACAAGGTCGTGTCCGAGGAAACTTGATGGGTAAGCGCGTAGACTTCTCTGCTCGTTCGGTCATTACTCCAGATGCAAACATTGACGTAGACGAATTGGGTGTCCCTGAAGAAATTGCAAGAAACTTGACGTTTCCTGAAATTGTCACAATTTACAATCGTGACCGTTTGATGTCTTACGTCCGTAACGGACCTTCAAAGTACCCAGGAGCCAAATCGGTCTACAACAAAGTGGATAATCGCGGAATCAGTTTGAAGTTCATTAATCCTGAAACCATAGATTTGAAGCCGGGAGATACAGTTCATCGTCACTTGATTGATGGAGATGTAGTTCTCTTTAACCGTCAACCTTCATTGCACAAAGCTTCAATGGAATGTCACCGTATTCGTGTCCTTCCTTACTCTACTTTCCGCTTGAACGTTTCTGCTACAAAACCTTACAATGCAGATTTTGATGGTGACGAAATGAACATGCACGTTCCACAAAGTATCGCAGCAGCCGTTGAACTGAAATATTTGGCATCTGTCCTTCGTCAAATCGTGTCTCCAAGAACCAACTCTCCTATCATTCAAATTATTCAAGACACGTTGACAGGTTCTTACCGATTATCTCAAGACAAAGTTCGTATTCCTGAACATATAGCTATGAACATCATGGCTAGAATGAAGAAACCCTTGTCTGCGTATCGCCGCAAAGACAGGGAAATTACAGGACGCGAAGTGTTTTCAAGCACGTTCCCTCTAATGAATTTGAAATCAAAAATCAAAGTCGAAGATGGTCAGTTGTTATCGGGAATAATGGACAGCGAAGCTTACGGAGACACGTCAAAAGGTATGATTCACGTCATTTTCAACGACTTTGGGCCACAACGAGCAGGACAATTCATCAACGAAATTCAGAATATCGTTACCAAATACAACTTGTTTTCTGGATTCTCTGTTGGTCCTTCAGATTTAATTGCATCTATTGAAACTTCTGAATTTGTTAAGAACAGGATCCAACAAGCAAAAGAAAAAGTATCACAAATCTTATCTTCTGTTCACGATGGATCTTTCTTGCATGAACCTAACGGAAAAACTGACGGAGAAGAACTTGAAACAAAGATTTCAAACACAATTTCTACTGCAAACAGCGAAATCATGGCTTTAGTTACCAAGAACATTCCCAACGATAACCATTTATCACAGATGGTGAAATCAGGAGCCAAGGGAAAGGATATTAACATCGTCCAGATGATGGCTTTATTAGGTCAGCAATACGTTACAGGAAAACGAGTCCAAGATTCATTACAAGATCGTTCGTTGCCACACTTTCCAAGATACGACGATGGTATGGAATCACGTGGATTTGTTGAAAGCAGTTTCATTGGCGGTATTCTTCCTTACGAGTTCTTCTTTCATGCTATTGCCGGTCGTGAAGGGTTGATTGATACAGCTGTAAAAACTTCAGATTCAGGATACATTCAACGTAAATTAGTGAAGACAATGGAAGATTTGCATGTAGAATACGACGGAACTGTCCGCGGAGTTAACGGAGCCATAATTCAGTTCAAGTATGGAGGAGACGGAATTGAATCTACTTGTGTTGAAAAGCAAGAAATAGAATTAGGTTTGATGACCATGGAACAAATTTACCGTGATTTTGCTTTGGCTGCCGATGATGTAACTGCAGTTGTAAAAGGAGACGTAACTGAATTTCCTGATATGGTAGACGAAATATTACGTGACCGCGAAGTCTTAATTAAGAACGTGTTCAGATACGTAAAAAGCGATAACGTTGTTGTTCCTGTCCATTTTGGAAGAATAATTCAAAAATACCAGAATCCTTACTCTGTAAAGACCGACTTAACTCCTGCGTATGTCGTATCAGAATTGAACAAATTCTGTTCTCAATCATGGATTTCTCATAACAGACTGTTTCATATCATGATGCGATACAACTTTGCACCGAAGAAATCAATTATCAAGATGCGCCTCACCAAAGATATGTTTGACGAGATGTTGAAAGATATCCATTTCAAGTATACGAAATCAAATGTCCATGCAGGCGAAATGGTCGGAACTTTGGCGGCACAATCTATTGGGGAACCTACGACGCAATTAACGCTCAATACTTTCCACTCTACAGGAACTGCTGCAGCCAATGCAACTGAAGGTGTTCCGCGTATTGTTGAGTTATTGGACGCTTCGTCGAACCCCAAAACTCCAATGAATATAGTGTATTTGGACCCAAGTATAGCTGGTTCTTACGATCAGGCTTTATCTAAAATGAAAGAAATCCAAAAGACGACTTTACGAGACATCACTAAATCTATAAGAATATACTACGATCCTAATCCTTTATCTGACAGCACTTATGTCCAAGAAGACAGAGACATTCTGCTTTCTTACCAAAAGTTCTCGGTTACAAATACTCAATTATGTACATCGCCATGGATTATCAGATTAGATTTGGATGAACAGGAAATGGCAGCAAGAAACGTTATTGATATGACTATGATTGCAGCCAAGATCCAAAACAATAAAGTCTTGAAAGTGATTGAGTGTGTGCACAGCGACACGAACGCTGCTCCAGGCAAACTTGTGATGCGCATCCTGTTCTCTGCAGATTTAGTGAAGAACGTAATGGCTTTGAGATTCATGGAAGAAAAGTTGCTGGACACTATTCTTACGGGAGTGGACGGAGTAGGCAGAGTATATCCTCGTGAACTCAAAGAAGAGCTGGTGTATTCCGAAAAAGTAGGAGGATATGTTGCCGAAAAGCAGTATGTGTTGGACGTAGAAGGAACAAACTTATTAGATTTATCAATTATTCCAAACACCGATCCCTTCAGAACGTTCTCCAACGATATTGAAGAAGTATTGCAAGTATTTGGAATTGAAACTGCACGAGTAGCTTTATTACGTGAATTCAAGAGCGCTTTCTCGCGTCAAACAATTAACTATCATCACTTGATTACACTAGTTGATGCAATGACGTTCCCTGGATTCTTTCTGAAAGCAAATCGTGTAGGTATGTCCCAAGACGAAGAAAGCGGAGTTCTTACGAAGTCGTCATTTGAAGAAACGGCTAAACATTTATTCAACGCTGCATTGTCCGGTGAACTGGATAACATGAAAGGTGTTTCGGCCAACATCATGTTCGGACAGAAACCTCCGTCTGGAACAGGTATAGTTGACATTCTGATTGACGAAACCAAGTTGCCTGAAGGAACGGAAGAAGACCATTCAATGTTCGAAGAAGACCGTAAAGCTGTACAACGATTGATCCACGAAGAAGAAGAGAAGGAATCAACAGTGAACATGGAAGATATCATAATGTCATTCGATTAGTAACCTAAAAGTTCAATAAAAAACATACCAGGGTTTGGTTGAACCCTATTATGTGTTTTTTACTTTAAGTTAAACTATATCACGTTTAGTTACTGTATGCTAATCCACCCATACCGGACATTACACGGAGAATGTTGTAGTTGACTGCATATACACGAATATCATAAGTTTGGTCAGAAGAAGGAACAATTGTTACGCTATTTGCTAAGTTCAATACCAAAGTAGCAGTGTCAATGCGAGAGAAGTTACATGTTCCTGAAGGTTGATGTTCTTCTGGTTTCAAGGCGAATGAATACATGTAAATACCTGGTTGGTAATTGTTGTAGACTTGACCGCTTCCTACGTAAGTAACACCTGGAGAACCGGTATGGTGTTGATAAGGTTGGACCATGTTGTAGTAATCTCCGTAACGTCCATCCAAACGATCTTGGCCGTTGATTTGAAGACGTTGACTTGCAACTGCTGCTATATCGTAAGTAAATGGTTGGAGACGATAATGTGAAAATTGAGTAGCATAATGACAGTTTGTGTAAGAAGTAGGTTGAACAACCCAAACAAGTTCCTTGACAGGGTGATTGAATGTCAAGTCAATACGATTAGCGTAAGAGGATAATCCCTTGTCTTCGTTGTATTGAGTTTGTTCAATCAAGTATTCGTGGGATTGTTGGGCCATGCGTCTACGTTCTTCAGTATCCAAGTAGATGTAGTCAATGTAGACTGCAGCTTGGACTGGTTGAGCTAAAGTGCTTGCGTTTCTAAAGTCTCCTGCTATAAACTTTGAGTCTTGCCATTGGATATTAATTTTGACTTCGTGGTATTGAAGGGCGATCAAAGGTAAGGCAGCACCTGGATTACGAGTGTAAAAGAAGTTGAGTGGAATGTATAATGTATTAGGTAATGCAGGTTGATTGCTTTGTCCATTTATACAGTTTGACGAACTTGGAACAGCGTATGGACCTGAAGGAGATGCACCATCACCAACCATTTGGTGAAGTTTGATACCAGTTTGGATATCTGAGCTCAAGCAGTCCCATAAGAAGAGCCATTCACCGTATAAACGGTCAATCATTTGACCACCTATATCAAGTTCTACATACCTAAGAAGATTGTAGCCCAAACGAGTTTGATCGTTGTTCATAACTGCTTGTGGGGGAAGAACGACTTCGAGATAAGTAGAATACAATAAGTCGGCATGACGAGGAATTAAAGCAGAATGTTTGACACCCCAAGCGGCTTCACCAGCTAAGTTAATGCGAAATGGTTCCATCGCGAAGTTTGTGTGACGTTTGAACAAACCTTTCCAGAAAGTGATTTGAGGGTTTCCAGAGAGGTATGCGTCTTGCGCACCATAAGCAACGAGTTGTAATAGACCGCCACCCATTTTGTATTTATATGTTACTTACAATCATTTTTTCTGAAAATACTTACTTGCGATGACGACGAGTGCGACGACGCTTTCCTCCAGTTGGTGCAGATTCGCTGTCTGAGCTTGAGTCAGATGAGGAATCGGATGCACCTCCGTGGTATGTTTTCTTAGCACTCTTGAGGACATGGGAGAACCATTTCTTGCCCATGGACTTCTTTTGTCCTGCCATCTTCTTCATTGTCTTCTTGACATGTGCCAACCATTTACCTGCCATTTTATACTCATATGCCACATTTTTTACGCAGTGCAGAATGGACAAGGTTTTCCACATTTTGGACATAGTGGGACTTCGGCAGTTTCTGAAACTGGACTTGTTGTTGGGGCTGGTGTTTCTTCGGCTACCGGTTCAGTAACTGCTGGTGTTTCTTCGGCTACCGGTTCTTCAACTACTGGTTGGTCTTCAGTAACTGGTTCAGTAACTGTTGGTGTTTCTTCGGCCACCGGTTCAGTAACTACTGGTATTTCTTCAGTAACTGGTTCAGTAACTGTTGGTGTTTCTTCGGCTACCGGTTCAGTAACTGCTGGTGTTTCTTCGGCTACCGGTTCAGTAACTACTGGTGTTTCTTCAACTACTGGTTGGTCTTCAACTACTGGTTCAGTAACTGCTGATGTTTCTTCAGTAACCGGTTCAGTAACTGCTGATGTTTCTTCAGTAACCGGTTCAGTAACTACTGGTGTTTCTTCAACTACTGGTGTTTCTTCAACTACTGGTTCAGTAGCTGCTGGTGTTTCTTCAGTAACCGGTTCAGTAACTGCTGGTGTTTCTTCGGCTACCGGTTCTTCAACTACTGGTTGATCTTCAACTACTGGTTGTTCTTCAACTACAGGCACATCAATGTTAAAAACTTCGTCAATTACATCAGCAACTGAGCTACGACGGTTACGAGACATCTCAGTTGATATACGGCTATGTAATTTAGTGACGCTGTACATTTATTTTATTTAGACATTTTATACTGTTATGTTGTAGATAGGACTTGTCTTTTGCATTGGTTGGAAAGACACAGCTGGATCAGGCATTGTAGGACTGGCGTATTGTTTAACAGCCAACGCACGCAGGGCTTCGGGTTTCAGCACGTAACTTGCTTCCTGGAACTCTCCAATATAGGTCTCCATTGCACTATCTGTAGACCCATAATTCATTAAAATCCATTGGCATCCGTAAGAAAACAAGATTTGAGGATTCACGTTTGTTAAGTCATCAGATATATCCGGAACTACCATCGTAATATTATCGCGATTGAAGTTTATGAGTTCAGTATTGTCATGTGTTTGAGAGGCTTGAGTATAAGTCAATCTTCTTAAACTTGAACTTGACCAAGATAAGTTCACCAATTCTTCCATCTTTGTACCTTTCATTGCTCCTCCGGATAAAATGATCATTTTGTTTTGGAGATTACATACTGGCTCAACAGCTACGTTCTTGCGTTGGTAACTGAACGAAGAGTCAAGTAAGCGCGAACTACATGTATCTTTCAAAATTTGGGCAGCTGCATTAATTACCGTTGTTTTATCTGTATGGAACACCAAGCTCAGCATGAAAGGATCGCTCGAAACGGGACACACAACTGAATTAAATGCATTGTTGTTTATTGCTACGCAACATGCTTCAAATGAAATTGTATTGTAAGCGTAATCTACACCTAACTTCTGGTTCTTCAATCCTACAACTGGTTTATCGTTTTCGTCTGCGTAAATATCAAGTTCTACTAATCTTGGTCCTGCAGGCATCAGCATGGGAATAACTCCGTCGGTAATGTAATCGTACAATTTAGAACCTGGAAATAAAGAGTAAGCAGAAGATGCTACGTAGTAGTCGCATAAACGGTATGCAGGTGTAACAGGACATCCTAAAGGTGCTAATTTCATCACCGTTTTGTATGAATCAAAAAGAGGGGTAGCTGCTACAATTGCTTTCGTTTCCGAAGGAGAAACCAAATTGTAAACTATAAACGCTATAGTGAATACAATTACAAGAGCTAATACAATTATAATGAGTTGTTCAAACCACTCCATTATAATTTACGCCACGAATTAATGGATGCAAAGAAAGCATAACATATAGCTCCTAAAATCAATAACCCACCAACAGCTATCATGTATCCTCTGAACTTCATTGACTTATAATTTGAATAATAAACTACGAAATCCGCGCACAACTTTATCTGGAATACGGTCTTTCATGGATATACCCACTAAACAACATAAGTGGAAATACAAGCAGTACATTCCACATTCTGAATCTTCGTATTGATGACGAGTTTTGTTGTATGTGACTTCCATTGGTTTAGCATGGATCTTCGTTGAGTCCCATTGCTCTTTCCATCGTTTCATTAAGAGTTGGATTTCCTTCTCGGGTTTGTGTGCATACGAATCAAAGTAAGTGATCCTTGGATTTTCGAGTTCAGGTCTTATATCGCAAAACAATGCAATCCAGTGTTGCCCCGGTCCAGTGCTTACGTCTGTATTAAAAACAATACCTATTTGGTTGAATCCTTTTTTGTATATGGTCCGAATGTCCATGGAACACAAAGAACTAACTAAACATTGACCCGTTTTTGAATGTTTACCAAAATCTATGGGAATTGTTCCAAGGTAAAGGTATCTCGGAAATATCTCCTGGAATTTACGTTCCAGTTCGTCAATGTTCACCGAAGACAACCATTCTTCGGGATTGGTTTTCCACGTTGATGGACCTTTGGGTTTATTAAGCATTGAAACGATAATGCATTCTGTAGCTCCGTCGTCGCACTTGTCGCGTAAACGGTACTGGATGGTTTTCCATACTTTATCTGCATCTCCTTTAGGAATAGGAGCCTCACTTGCGTTCTCTTTATTGTAAACTTGGCGCAAGTTTTCTATTTCTTTTGCATCGAAATACATTATAATTGAAAACGGATAATCTTTATATTGAGGATAAACAGCATAAAATGTCGGAAGCTTTACTCGAACTCAAGAAACGTATAAAAGAATACCGCGAATTAGATGACGAATTGCGTCAGTTAAATAAAGTGGTGTATGATAAGCGCGATGCTAGAAAGGCAGTAGAAATGGAAATAACCGAAATTATCAAGAGTCCTTCGTTTGACTCTTTTCGTAAGATGAAGTTGGAAGAAGACGGATCTACTATTCAAATTCAGAGACCAGGTGAATACTCAAAACCATGGTCGTTGTCCCAAAAAGAATTAATGATATTAATCAGTGCGTATTTTCAGGACAATCCAAGTCCTAATGCAGACGGATTGACAAACTTCATTATCCAAAAACGCAAGCAGGATTTAGTGGCTACTGAATTTAATTTGACACGCACGGTTCCGGAATAACATCTTTTATAAAATTAAATGTCGTCGTTGTTAAATGTGGCTCGCCAACAAGTATTGAGACAAATTCCTATGCTTGTTGAAAGATATGAACCTCAAATTGAAGCAAACTTGCGTTCAACATTGACTGCTTTGAAGGCTCAACATCCAGACGAAGCTGCTCTTTTTCATACTAATTGGATGAAACTAGATAAGGTCGTTCGTTCTTCATTGGGAACCAGTGCTTATAGTTTTGTGGATACATTTTACCCAAGAACTGCAGGTAGATCTCGTCGTGGAAAACGAACTTTAAGAAAGAAAAAGAGTAAGTATTAAGAAAGATGCCTGCGTTTCAAGAAACATATAACCCCTACAATCCAGAAAATCGCTTGTTTACCCGAACGGATATTCAAGCGATTCTTAATAAACACAATTGCGATTTCAGGGTCCAAGAAACAAAACATTACCAAACCGCAATGGTACATTCATCTTACGTAAAACGTGCAGAGTATGTAACTCCAAACGGTGACAAAATGAAGTTAGTCGATAAACCTACAGAATGTTTAGGTTTGTTTGAAGAATCTTATGAGAGATTAGAACATTTAGGCGATTCTATTTTAGGAGCATGCGTTTCAACTTACTTGATGGAACGATACCCACAAGAAAATGAAGGATTTATGACAGATTTGAAAAAAGAAATTGTGTGTAACGAAACCTTAGGAACACTTAGTCAAAAAATTGGTCTAGACAAGTATTATGTTATTTCCAGACACAATCAAGATATGTGTTCTGGTCGTACAAACACTAAAAAGCTTGGCGATATTTTAGAAGCATTTATCGGAGCCTTATGGACTGATTGCAATAAAAATTTCAAAATTATATATGACTTTGTAGTTTGTCTGATTGAATTGTATATCGATATTCCGAAGATCCTTCTGAATAATCGTAATTTTAAGGAACAATTGCAGAAACTTATTCAAGCAAAGTTCCACAGAACACCAAAATACGAAGTTATATCGGCTGCTACCAATATGTTTACAATGGCAGCAGTGGATGATGATGGTACGCAATTGGGAATAGGAACTGCTCCTACAAAGAAACAGGCCGAGCAATTAGCTGCGAAAGAAGCGATTGCACGACTTACGAAATAAAAAAATGAAATAAATTACATTTTTACATGACCATTGTCTTTTTTTGACGTGGAAGAGATCTATGTAAGACTTCACGGACTGTTCCGGTTGTTGAAGTCATATCATCGCCTTCTTCAATGCCTTCAATTTGGCGAAGAGCTTCTGCAACTCGTTGTGGCTGATCAGCAAATTGAATAAGTAATTGTGTTCTTATTGTTTCACGTCTCAAAGGAGGACGGGATGTTCGGACTGAACGACTTAGTTTACCAACTCCATTTCCTTCTAATGCAAAGTTATCCACTTCGTTGTCGCGCATGAACTTCAATATGTTTTCTGAATTAGCGGTTTTTCTTTCACGAATTTTCTTGATTTCTTGTTTAAGTCTGCGTTCTTCGTCGTCCAATGAAACCCATTCTCTTAATATTTCACGGATCTTATTCGCTTCGTTTTCTTCCGCCATTTATATCGTTTATTCTTGTATGTTGAAAACCTCTTTCCTCCTTTGAAGTTTTCTTCAATAGTTGAAATGATTGTGCTCAATGTAGGACCAATAAATGGAGTTGCCTGAGCTATTTGAGCAGCTGCTCCTCCTAAATCGTCTTCTAGAAATGCCGCAAAAGCAGTAGATAATCCAACAAACGCTACAGGAACAGCAACCATACCTTCTCCTACTGGACCAGCTATATCTGCAGCGGCTGTTTCAACAGTAGATTCTCCGACTTTAGCTGTGGCTTTTAACGCATTTGATATTGTTCTTACTAAAGGTAAAGACTTTTCAATAGTAACAGCTGGTCCAGTTATTATACCGTAAATATCATTTGAAGTATTACTTACAGTTTCAGGAAGAAACGATTGAATGTAAGTTATTCCATTTCTAACTAATTCGTCTGTCACAGGATGTGTTTGAGAATATCCTCCCTTTTTATGACATGAATTAAACATAATTTCCGCGGTTTCTTCCGTAAAAAAAGGTTTTGTGTGTTCTGTGTCGTAGAAAAAGGAGTTTCTCAAATGATTAGCATTTTTGAACTTATGCGTGTTGGCATACTTCAACATGTTCAAAAGCTTTACAGTCTTTACTGCAAGTGCCTTTTTCTTTGTCCTTTCGCGAATGAACTCTACTGTTTTCAGTTCATCAGGGTCTAACTTTACATCATCATACACCCACACCATTATTTAATACAAATAATTTACAATGGATGAAGAGTCAAAGAACGAAATAACATGGAACTCGCAACTCGAAAAGATTATTTCAGATGAAGGAGAAGTAGCTCTATGTTACTCCTGGCTCCATACTCGTTCAGAAAAGTTGTTTTCTAGACTGAATACAGGAATCACTATTCCGTCCATTATCCTTGCAACGTTAGCTGGATCTACATCCATGGGATTTAATATGGTGTTTCCGAATCCTACAGTAGCAAATATAGTTTCAGGTGGAATAACGTTGTCCATAGGCATACTTACAACTGTATCTAACTATTTCGGTTGGGCAAAAAGAACTGAAGGGCACCGTATTGCGTCTATAACGTATGCGAAGTTACACAAATTCATATTAATTGAACTTGCGTTACCACGAAATGAACGTATGACGGCCAAAGATATGTTGAAAATAGTGAGAGACGAAAACCAAAGATTGCAAGAAACCAGTCCTCAAATTCCCGACCGAATTATTGCACAGTTCAATGCGAAGTTCGCAAAAACAACACCTGAAGTAAAAAAGCCGGAAATCACGAACGGGTTGGATCCAATATACGTTTACCCAAGTGAAAATCAGTCACCCATAGCAGGGAGAGAATTCATGGTTGATCCGATGTATAGATCAATGCCTACCTTAAACATTCCCGATTCTCCCTCGCACACAACCGTGATCATTAAAACTTCCAACGACGATCGCATTCAAGGCAAGTCACAAACGTCGTCATCGGTTCGTCTGCCGACCTCGTTTGAAGTTGATAGTAGTCACATTTAGATTTCTTCTTGCAGCGAGAACACCATAAGAAGATAGAAGCTGTGTCGTTTTTAGTGTACAGTTTCTTCTCCATTTCAATGATTTTCTCGATAGATTCTTTCCAGCGATGGGGGTACATATCAACAGCCGTCATTTCTGCAAATGCACGAGGATTTACTTCACCTGATTTCAGCTGTTCTAGCCAGTTTCCTGGATTTTGAACGTAACTATCTTTTCCACGTAAGTTCTCGTATATGGTCATACATCTGCTGCGATACATGTTCCAGAAAACGCGATTAGACCAATCTACATCTATTCCTTCCTTCAGTGCTTGATCACTAACTACATGAAGAATAGCGTCTTCGAGCTGTTTAGATAAATCGTTGCTTTCAAGAAGCTCTTCAAAGTTTTCAACGGCCTTGTCTCTTATTGCTACTTCTATAAACACGTTTTTTATATTAGCATGTATTGGTCGTGACGAATGAACAACTTCACGTTTAGGTTCTTCGTCTTCTTCTTCGTTTTCACCTAAATCTTCTTCTAATTCATCGTCTTCTTCTTCGTCTCCTTCAAGTATAGCTCCATCATCGTCATCTTCATGTTCTGCAAACGTCCATTCTTGGTAAAGTGTATTGTATTCAGAAGATTTTAAGTTCACGTATGATGAAATTTGAGGTTCGTATTCATCTTGGTCTTCAGATTCAGACGCAAGAACAATAATGTTGCCCGAATATACTTCTTCGTCAAACGGAGAAGGAAGCATATGAGAATTCACGTTTTCTTGAGTTTCAGAAATAGCTGAGAAAATAGATAACCATTGTGTTTCTTTCAAAGGATCTTGAAGTTTTCCTTGGAACTGAATTTCAGGAGATTTATATTTTTTGCGAATCCATTCTAGCACATCTGCAGTTTTAGCAGGAATTTGGATGTCTGAAACAGACCCGTTAACGGAAATACAAACTCCAAATGTCATTCTTTACTGTTTAACTCTCTTAATACGTAAGTTCGTTTTTCAAAACGAATTTTATCTGAATATTTCAATTAACACCATACCAAAATGTCGTCATCACATTATATTCCACCACACATGCGAAATCGTCGAGGTCCAAATGAAACATTAAAGAAGAAAGAAGAAGTTATTAAAGAATCAGATTTTCCAGAATTTGTAGCAGATATAAAGCCCGTAAAACCTAATACAGGCCCGAGCTATGTATCTAAAGCATCTGCTGCCCCAACTGAACCTTTAATTGCACCTCACAAGAATCCAGAACTCAAGTTTGAAAAAAACAGAGTTCGTAAATCAGTTATCCATATTTCGGAAGAATCATTTAATAAATCGCCAGTAGAATCTACGAAACCCAGTGTTGATGAAGACGGATTTCAAACTGTAGATTACAGAAAAAAGAAAAATAATTCTTTGAGTAACAAAATTGATAAGGCTTTACGAACAACTGGAGAATTATCAAGTGAAGACGACGAGAACGAACGAGATACTTTATGGAATACTACAGAGGAAGAAGATACTTACTGGACTAGATTCTAAATAGTGTCTGATTCTGGAATAGGTGCAGGTTTAGGTTTGATGACAAGACCACGTAAGTAAGAACCAAACTCTCCTGCTTTTTTACTGATATACAATATTTGATCAAACATTTTATACTGAATAATTCCGTAATACACAGCTACTACAAAGGAGATAATAAGCAGAACAATGTCAAAAATTGCAATAACTCCGTTTGCTTGGACTTGTCCAACAACCCAATCTGAAACTCCTTGAGAAACAGTGTTTTTGTTAGTTGACGATGAAGATGTTTTGTTTGTAAAGCTTTCAGACAAGTCTTGGTGAAATACGATGTAAGCCCTTCCGTCTTTGGGCATAGGACCTCCAGGTAACTGCTTATTTTCGTTGAAGTAAACGTTTCGGTCTCCTAACGGTTGCACTGCACGCGAACCTGCTTGGACCTTGTTTACCAACACAGCAAAATCGTTCGGGTCAATATTGATCATCGACTTAAAAACTACCCATTTTGCACGTTCGCATCCAGGAACAACATTGCTTCCGTCGTATACGAAATACTCACTTGAAGGAGGAACTATAAAAGACAAAGACCAGTTGTTTCCTAAAGGTATTTCTTTATTATTACTTGTAGGATCCGCATACCTTACGAATGAATTGAAAAATTGAGACGAATTGGTCTGATTAGGATGGACACGTACCAATGAACTCACAATTAAGATCTGGCCTGTTGGTTTACGAAAAATAGCCATTACTTCTGCGTCGGCTTGTATACCTTCAATGGTATGATGACTTGGATGGTTTATGAGGACAAGATTACAAGTGTATCCTTCTTCGTTGAACTTACATGAACCAAGTCCAGCCATGTTTTGTAAGATCAGCCCTTCATCACTGACTATAACGTTCGCAGATGTCTTGTATCCTTCATCAATAACCAAATGACATAACAGGTCACAAGGCTTTGCAAAGGATTGTGATAAATTAATCGGACTTTGGTGTGGAGATTGACAGTTACCTCCCCAAGAAGCGTCGCTAGAGAATACGCTCATTTGTAGTTTGCCGTTATTTTGTATCTCAGGAATAATCAATGGGAACAACCGGAAGTAAAATAACTGAAAGTGTCAAAAATGCAGCTGGAAAAGTTACAGAGACTGTATCTAGCACATGGTACTTGCATGTACTGTTAATTGTGTTAGGTGTTGTTGGCGGAGTATCTGCCTTATGGACAATAGCTAAATATGGGTCCGTAAATATCTACCAAGTTATGATAGGTATACAAGTAGTCATCATAATCTTATCGTTGATCATTGTGAAACAAGCAAAATCATCAACTCCGGTGAGAAATGAAGGTCTTACATGGGAAATAGCTCGTGCGAGTGTTATTTACCTTCCTATTTCTTTAGGAATGTTCTGTGTGTTAGCATCTGTAATATTTGAAAACGGTAACTTTTTGATTCCAGTTCTTGGAGGGTTTTCAGCTATGGCAGTAAACTTCATGTTAGATATAGCGTTACGCGATGTGTTGACGTCATAAACACAAAAAATAAAGAAGCTGTAAATTAATGGCGTCACCTAGTAACGTATTTCCAGCGGCATGCGATATACCTCTACCGGGAGGATACCAAACAGCTGCGTCTCCTTCCATTATCGTATTCACTTTAACGATCGGATTTTATTTCATAAATGGATTATGGGCAAAACCCGACTCTGCAGGCAATTCATGGATTGCTATCGCAATGTTTCTTGCATTTGCAGGACTACAAACTTGGATTATACGCACTCAAGCTGTAGTTTTTAATAAATGCAGACCTATTTTATGGAAGGGTATAGCTCTCGCTTGGGTTGTTGGTATTGTGGCAGGAACTATATCTTACTGGGTAGCAGTATGGTTCAACAAAACTACTGGAGGACCCATGTCTTTCACAAACTACAGTAAAGAAAAATTCACAATGAACGATGTTGCGTTCAATAATATAGCGTATCCTGGCTTAGAAATGGGTCAAAAAAATACACTGGGAAGTAATGGTTCAGGACCTACCGGTGTAACTGGTCAATGCTTGCAATTCGATAAGCCAGATGAGTATTTATGTGATATCTACAAAGATGGTAAATTAGTTACCAACACTATTGCTGAGTAACTTTCAAAGCGTTCCGAATAATTCGGTAATAATTTGCGATATTCGTTCCAGATTGTTTTTCTACGGTTAACACTTTTCCTTCTTTGTCTTTTGCAACAACTGCTAAAGTAGGAACAACTTTTACGCCGTATGTTTGAGTATACCCATTTGGATCTTCTCTAGTATTTACAGAAATCCACGATGTCTGGTCAAATTCTTCTTGTAAGTCGTTCAATGCAGGTTTGATTTCTCTGCATGGACCGCAAGTAGGAGACCAAAATTGATAGACTGTGACGCTCATTCTTCTTTTGTTATAGTTGTAGTTTCTGTGATTAAATGATTTAACGGTATTAATCTGTACAAAGCTGTTTTATGTAGACGTTGTTTTGATAAGTCAAATCCCTTTTTCTTCAAGGTCTTGGTCAATGTTGAAAGTAACGCAGTATTCAAATCCGATTGGTCTAGTTTATCTAAGTTACTTAAACACCATTGAATCAATACTCTATCTGAAACCGGGGGACCCATCAAAGAAACGGGCAGGCCTTCAATTGCAACTTCTGTATTGCTCTCAATGACGATATCTTCCTGTTCGGGATCAATGACTTTCACCGCCATTCGGTCTACGATATGGTTGTTCTTGCTTTCGTAGTCGTCTTTTCCTGTATGTGCCTTGACGTGTGTGAACGTGAACCCGTCAAACTTTGAAAGCAAAGTACTGGTTGATTCAATGATGTCGCGATGTTTGACGTCTCCATTTTGCGTAGTCTTCCAGTTCTTTGCGACCCACCCAGGCAACCATGTAGTCAAGCAGTCAATGGAGTATTTTGAGTCGCTGTATATTTGAATATTCGTTTCAAAAGGGAAGTTTGCACGTATGATTTCTACTGCCTTGGAAATAGCCATCAGTTCAGCTCGTTGGTTTGTTTGAGGTTCAGATTCAGGAACGCGTTCAGCTTGGGACAGTTTAGGATGTTCGGGAAACCAGCAAGCCCAAGCAGCTTTGGCTCCTGCCTTACCGTTATTTGTGCATGCTCCGTCTGTGAATACTACGACCTTCATTTTATATAATTAGAGGAGTGTGTATAAACGTCGGAATTCGTTTTACGATACAACGGCTGTAAATAGCAGGTTGAATTGTGGTAGGATCTTCTGCGTGGAACCAAACTCTACATTTGAATGATCGTTGTTCTAAAGAACGTCTCAACATTTGTTGACAAGAATAAGTCAAGAACTCTGAGTTCCAAATAAGCAAGACACGGATTTTTGTTGTCTTTCGTTCGGGGACTTTTGCAATCCAGTTATCGAACCATGGAGAAAACGTTTCAGCTGAATTTGTTTGTGTCGCATCTACTTCTGAAAACTCACACTGGTCTCCGTATTTTTCTTTATACAAGGACCAAAGCTTTTTTGTTTCTGAATCATTCAAAGGCTCAAATAAAAAATAATGGGGCGGAGGAAACACTAAATCCATTATCTTTCTTTATTACTCTTGTTTAGATCCCATAACCTTTTTAATTGGAATGTCTGTAGATACAATATACAAACTGTTTTCGGTCATGA